TATTGTTAATCAGAGCGACAATTGCGGCAATAGCACCACCAACGGTTTTACCTACAATAAATCCGAAGGTATCGCCAATTTGTCTGAAAACTACATTTACGGTGTTTAGAATCGTTTCTGCATAGAGATACACAGACAAGACAGTTTTCTTTATAGCTTTTGTCAGTCCTGGCTCGATCTGTGTTTCATAAACAGCCGAAACTGAACGGGTTATAGTCTCAAAGAAATTTTGTATCTTTTCTACAGGAAGTCTGCCTATCCTAATGAAAGAATCTTCTAAAAGACCTAATCGAATACCTACCCCTTGGAGCCTATGCTGAAGATCGTCCAGGGTGTTAAGAAAGCCACCTTTTAAGCTCCTCAAGTCTCTCGTATCGAAAATCTGAAAAGTATTATTATCTTTTTGTCTTTCGTCATTTAGCTTCTTAAGGTTTTCTGTAAACTCGCTTAAGCTTTTCGAGGCAAATAAAGACATTGAAGCTAATTGAGTACGATCAAATCCAAAAAAATTTCCGCCAAATATATTTACACTTAAGTACGTCTTCGCTAGATTCTTTATTTTCTTAAAACGAGCCTCTGCATTAATGCCGTAGTTCCCTAAAAACTCTAAGAAGCTATTGAAAACAGAAGTAACTGGATCGAAAATAGTAGGCATAAATTTTGCAAGAGACTCTTTTGTTATCATAAGAGCTCTGACCACTTCATAGCTTAGCCCGGTGCCTTCCCCGAATTTGTTCATTTCAGTTACTGCAATATGCCTTACGCGGGCTATCCTGAGACGTAATGTAGTCCCAAACGAATCGATTTGAGTTGCAAAATTTGTAAGAAAAGCGAAGGACCGTCGATTAAAGCCGTAGAACTGAGAAAGTTCACCGAAAAATACTCTCATAGAGTCTTTTATTAATGTTATGCCTTGAGCCACTGTCGCAGAAGACTTGGCGAACTCTTGATCAGTCTTATCGCTCATTCTCTGCAAGAGGTTCATCATGAATTCGCCAGTAAGAGCGCCTGTCTCCGCAAACTTCAAAAGCTCACCAGCTGTCATGTTTAACTCATTTCGGAGTTCCCTACCAAGGAAATCAAACTGTTCAAGCACTGCTCTTAATTCCTGGCCTCTTAATTCGGACCCTAGGCCCTGATTAAGCTGTACAAAAGCCGATTTGATAGACTCTGCACTGCCAGAAGACATTGCAGCCATCTTCTGTAGCGTTTCGGTAACACGCAAAATCTGCTTATCACTCGCCCCAATATTGCTTAAAGAAAGACTTAAGGTTTTAAACGTATTTACTGTAGAATCAAGACCTTGTCTAGTCACTCTTGCTAACTTAACTAGTTCTCTCTGTCTTATAATAACATTATCCATATTATCAGTCGTAAGCTTGAGAGCATTACTATAGCGAATCATATCATCGCCAGCATTTAAAAATGCCTTCTTAGCATACAAGGCAGTACCAACTGTTAAAAGAGCTCCAAAAGAGGACACTAATCCATTTACTTTTTTAGAGAGTTTTTCAGTTTCATTGCCTGTTTCTTTTAACGTTCTTTTTGTATTTTCTCCGAACTTCTTGACATCATTTGTAGCTTTAGTAAAGTTTTTACCATATTTACTGACAGGACGTGAGTTCAGATTTTTCAGATTTTTATTAGTTAAATCTGCTTGACGTGCCATATCTGCTAGGCTTTTATTGAGAGCCATTAGCTCTTTTCTTGCGCCTTGGTCGTCCGCCCTTACAGGAATAGTAATGCCTGTCATAACAATTCCTCCAGGTTGCGTAAAAAATCCCGCTAGATCCATATAGACCTAACGGGATTAGCTTATCTAGAACTAACCATCTTACCGATAGGCAAAATTTTGCCCGTAGCAAGTACAGTTCTCTCAATAAATCTTGGACCAGCTTGTTTAGATGAGCCTTTATTGAGGTCTTCGATATATTCTACGTTATTATAAATGCTGTCGCTTCCTAGACGCCAGCCATTGCTTGCTTCACCAGTATTGACAGGTGTTGCTCGTTTTAAGTCATTTACTAAAGATCTTAATATATCCTTTTCGCGTAGCTTACGCTGTAAATCAAACGCTTTAGTAATATTAGGAAGTTTTACTTCTAATTTGATCATCAACCAGCTTATCGCCTCCTCTTGAAGAGAGCATTTTGTGAAAGAAGATGGAATTTTTAAGAGATTTAACATTGACCTCTTTCTCTTTGCGCTTTTCTTTCTCTAGACCTTCTTTCATTACTGCCAAAGAAGGAAAAATCGCAGTCTCGCTTGCAGTTACACCTTGTGCTCTTAATAACTTGTACGTCCTGTCGTCTTCGCGCCAACCTATAGGCCGTTGCTGGAAATAAAGCTGCCAGTTTACATACTCATCATAAGGCATTTCATCAAGGAGTTTGTGAAGGGGAGTTTTAAACTGAAAGGCTAATTCGTGCTGGTGTAATTCCTCAGCACTTAGCTGGGCTTTCCCGCCGCTTTAGCATCCATGCCAGAAAACTTCATAATTTCTTGAGAAAGATTTGAAAGCTCATCCATCGGGAAGTTCTCAAAATCATCATCGTCGAGATCATCTGCGCCTTCTACAGCCATAGTGATAATCTTCTTCAAGACAGATAAACCCTCTTCACTGTCCTCGCCTTCTTCAAGCTTATCAAGACGTTTTGCTTCGCCCTGAATCTCGAGAACTTGGTTTACACTAAGCTTGTAGATAGTAACTTTCGTATCCATAAACTTAATTTCTTTTGAAAGTCGCTTCTTAGATAGTTCTTTAAACGTTGACATCGGGCGTTCCTTTTGTTCCGGTAGATTGTTCTGTAGATGATTGTTTGAAATCTTCGGCGAAGGCGGCTTGGAAGTCATCCAGATTCTTCCTCATAGTATGTAGGATTGAGAGCGTTTCGAATACTTCTTTAGACTTTTCTTGATTGCCATCAAAGTCTTGCACTCTCTCGAAGGTCTTACGAATACTTACATCAATATGCCTTCGCATGTTTTTGGTAGTAAGTCGTAATACATGGTTCTTTGTGAATGGTTTTATACGTTCTGTCATAATAGACCTTATATATAAAAAGGGGTAGATAAACCTACCCCCTTCTATCGTTATTGTTTAAACAACAGTATTTGTAAAAGCGCCATAGAAGTCAGACTGAATGGTAATTGTCACAGTAGCAGTATTAGCATCAGTCAACTGAGGCGTAACCTGCAATGCTTCAACCTTGCCAACCCAGAAATACTGAGAATTTTCAACCTGAGCGATATCATTTGCAGTGACACCATTGTCATAAGAATCAGGCTGTGAGTTGAGCAGCGAAAAGCGGAAGACATACTGCTTACCATCGCCGACCATGTCACCAAGGATCGTGCCAGCGGCCCAATCGAGAGCAACATAGTTAATCTGAAGCTCAATTGAAGGGGCGTCAGCTTGACCCTGAATCTGCTGAGAAGTAGCCTGGCCATAAACAGGAACGTTCACAACGTTCGGAGGAGTACCCATTGCAGGAAACTCTCGAACGTTCGCAACACGCTCATACAGGCCTGTTTCGAAACAAGCTTTAAGATTATTTTCGGTGAGATCTGCGATAGCGGCGTCATTTGCGGTTGTATCAGAACAGACTGACAAATCCGAATACATGCCTGCGCCGATAGAAGAAATTTGTGTCATTGTTACTATACTCCAAAGTAATTGAAAGAAATGTTATATTCGTATCTGTACAAAGAAGGATCATCCTTATCATAGCCATCAGGCGCACAAACACTAAATGTAAATTGAGTGCTTCCTAGAAGGTTTGTTTTTAAAGTTTTCCCCTCTAAGTACTGATCCAGCGTATCTGCAATCTCAAAGGCTCTTTTGCTACCTTTCCCGGCTGATACAAATATTTCTATCAATAATAATCCAGAGACAGATTCTTTGTTTACACTCTTACCGCTAGGTATTACTGTAATACGTAAGAACTCGTCAGAATTATTTGAACTTGTATAATTATTCGGTTTAGTTAAAATGCCTTCTGATTTCCACTTGGTTGTATCAAAAATAGAGTATATATCAGTTTCTAAGTTGCTATATTTAGAGCCCATATTAAGCTCCTTTACTTATATTGAATACTGTGATAAAGCCAACTGAGCTGACCAGTGGAAAATCAATCGAATAGACATCGCCCTCTACTTCGATTTTACTATAAAAAGAAATATCTGCCACATCTGCGGTTTTCATCATTATCTGCTTGCGCACAAGATTTCTTGGACTAAAAGAGTCACGTATTTCTGTGACAACCGCTTTAACAGTACTCGTGTTGACATCTTCAGAGGTGACTTCCGATGTACCGAAGTCAAAAGCATCTACTTCTTTTCTAATCAAAGTGGCATCTACAGCTAAATCTTTTAACCTATCGAAGGCTAATGTTAGATTTTTGTCAATAAGGGCTTTATACACTAGTTAGCCCTCCACCAATTATGACTGTTTCTTTTTCTCAAAGGCTTTATTACTTCATAGACCATACTTGGAATTTCAGCGGGGCTCCTTATGTCTTTTAAACTAATAGGTCCTACTTTAAAGTCTTCAACACCGCCAGTATCGTCTAAAAGGGTTTCATTGCCTAATAAATGAAAAGCAAGTTCATATGTCCCTTTTTGTACTCTAGCAGGTATACCTGAAAACTCTATTTCGTGACCTATCAGAGGTTCATAATAAGAGCCTTTTCTAGGAAAAGCCGAGAGTTGAGAGTCGCTTTCAGCCTCACCTAGCCAGTCGATATTATTCAAAATAGCAGTAGCAGTAGCTAATGCTTTGCCCTTCTTAGCAGTAGTCGCAAGATCCCAGACTGAGCTGTTTATTCTCAATTCAAAGTAATCGTTTGCGTCTTCAAGAGAGACATTTGAATTTTCTCCAACTATAAGAGGCATGAATATCTCCTCTCTTACGCGTGTAAGATGGGGAGAATACCCAGACTGAGAGCTGACTTAGCTTTACGCGACCAAGTACCAGTGGTCGAAGCCAGCACGTCAGTAGCGGCAGCAAGAGCTGTAGGAGTACCGTCCTCATTGACATACATATACCCAGCGTCAGACGGGAAATCTTCGTCGTTACCATTCCAGTTATAGCCAGCCGGATGGTAAACATTGCCCCAGCGATACCAGATCGAGGTAGTACCACCGCCTTTATAAGATGCAGCCCTACGTTCGATCTCAACAGGCATCGGAACTTGAAGCGGTTCTTTTGCAAGAGCACCCGGAAGAACAATGAAAGAGGTCTTAGTGCCTACTAGATCGACACCTGCACCTGTGTTAAGTTTCGTGAGTTCAGCTGAAGTGAAACTCTGATTAGCACGCGTCTGGATAAGACGGAACTTACCCTGGAAGATCGTGTCGAATTCGACTTCACCGTCAGTAACCCTATCATTATCAACAAGGTTTGCTGACCGGAAAGAAGCCATAGTCTCCGGAGAAGAGATTAGATAAGCATATTCAGGCTCATAATCCTTAAATGCCATTCCAAAAGCGTTCAAGAAGCCAGAAGCTCGCTGCGCGCCAATGTTACCGACCGAAGCAGTTGAAACAACACCTGCAGCGCCTAGGTCTACATAGAAGCCATATTTCTTATCAGTCGGGTCGTTCTCGAAAGTCTGACCACCA